TCCTTATGTACTAATTGAATCTACTACTGATAAAATGCAGTCCACAGCACTTGCTGTATCTGATAATGCTTCAACACTATCTCCTGATTGTAGAACTACTTTTGAACCACCATCTATAAGTTCCAAAGAACCTCCAGCTGGTATTGGTGCATCTTTTATCAAATAATAGCTTGTGCTTGAGTTTTTAACAGTAGCATCTACAGTAACTGCTGTTGTGCCTTTATTAGCAAATCTCATACCAATAATTGCATCATCACTATTAGCTGCTGCTCTTATTTCAGTAGCTGATGTTCCTATGCTAGTTTTTAAAACTCTTTCAAAATCTTGAGCCATTTATTTTTCTCCTTATTGTTAATTAAAGTGCAATCGCCATTGCTACAGCAAATCCAGCACTAGCTGCACTAGAGTTTGCATCTATAAAAGTTACTAATCTTGATAAAGCTGCTTTTCGGTTTGTTCCTCCAGCACCATCATCTACTACAATTAAATCTGATGTTGTTAAGTCTGCTCCAATATCTGTAGCACCATCAATATCAATCGCTGCAACTGGTAAAGTACCAGAATCTCCAGTACCGATTAATGTACCAGAAGCAGTAGGTAAAACTAATACTGCTGAACTTGCTGCTGAGTGTGGAGCTGCTTGTAAAGTTTGTGCATGAGCATTTGATGACTCACAATAGAATTTTACTTTAGCAACATTACCAGTTCCAGTTTTAATTTCTACCAATCCATCTGTAACAGCAACACCACCTGATGATCCATTACCATCAAGTAAAACTTTACCTGAGCCATTTGGTAATACAGATATATTACCATTAGATACTGATACTACTTCTGATATTACTGGTGATGTTAAAGTTTTGTTTGTTAAAGTTTGAACACCATTTAAAGTTACATCACCAACATTTGATGGTGTTACAACTGTGAATACAATATTTACTGAACCAATAGAACCAGAGTTATCAGTAGTACATAAAAATATTTTATCTGCATTAGCTGAACCCTCTTGAACAATTACTAATTGTCCAGCAAGTTCTGCAACAGTATTGTAATCTGTATTTCTTGAAGCTGCACCACTAGCCACTACATCATAAATACCATTTTCAGTAGCATCTGTTTGATCTTTAACTAAAACTTTATTGCCTGTGGCAAGTGTAATACCATCTAGTGTATCTCCATTTTCTAAAGCATTTGTTAAATTAATATTTCCTGTTGTAGCAACTCTTGTAATAATTCTTGTTTTTAATCCTGTAACTAAATTATCTACATAATTTTTTGTTGCAGCGTCTGAGCTTGCAGATGGTGAGCCTAATCCTGTAATCGTACCACCAGATATTGCTACACTATTTGCAGCTTGTGTTGATATAGTTCCAAGTCCAAGTGATGCTCTAGCAGTTGATCCTGTTTCTGCAACCCAAGTTGAACCACTACCAACAATAAAATTACCATCAGTTGTTGCAAGATTTCCAATTGCTGTAAGGTTTGCATTAGATGCACCTTTTGCATCTAGTTGTGTTTGAATATTTGAACTGACACCATTTAGATAACCAAACTCTGTATTAGAGATTGTACCATCATGAATTTTTGTTGCATCGATAGCAGCACTTGCATTTATATCTGCATTAACAATCGCACCATCTGTTATTTTAGCAGAAGTAATTTGTGAGTCAGCTATTTTAGCGGTTGTTATTTGTGAGTCTGCTATATGTGCAGTATCAATACTACCATCAACATAATGCTCTGAGTTAATACTATCATCAGCTATTTTTGCACCAGTTATTGCATCAGCAGCAATTTTAGCTGTTGTAACATTTGCGTCTGTAATTTTTGCTGTTGTAATTTGTGCATCTGCAATATGAGCTGTATCTATTGAGCCATCTACATAATGTTCTGAGTCTATACTATCGTCTGCAATCTTAGAGCCATTAACAGCATCTGCTGCAATCTTTGCAGTTGTTACAGCACTATCACTAATATTTGATGTGCCAATAATATCTGTAGGTATTGATGAGTTTGTTTTAGATAACGCTGCAATATAAACATTAGAGATTGCTTCATTAGCTAGTGAGCCACTATCCCAAGTAATATTGACTGTTGTGTTTGTTGAAAATGATGAGCTTGCAATCGTACCATAAATTGTACCTGGTGTAGATGCTGTTAATTTAATTCGTCTGCCAGCATGATAAGTTGATGTTACGTCTGCACCATTAATTGTAAAAGAGGTAGCAGAAGCATACGCAGCAGTATAAGAACCTGACCCATCGCCAAATTCTACCCATTGTGAATCATTAAACCAATCTCTAGTATTTTTCATTAATGCTCTAATAGCATTGTTCAAATTACTAGGTAGCATCCCCTCATCTACATCAATAGAGTTTAATGTAGTGTTGCTTGCTTGTGTAGTTGAGTAATCTTTAATATTTGTTGGCATATAACTCCTAATTCATAAACCATGAAAAAGCTTTATCGCTTTCACTATTATTTTTATTAATTAAATTATTTACAGCTTCTTCCACTTGTCTTTGAAAGAACTCTTGAGTCTCAATTGAATACCTTATGTTATCTATATCCACTTTATCACTCATTACCTAGAGCCTCCTTGACTAGCAGTTAAATCTATTCCTTGAGCATGAGTCCAAATACTTTCTGCCGGTATTTTTACACTTGCTCTAAAATATCTTCCTGATTGTCTTACTGGTGCTATACCAGTTGTATTTATTGTGCTTGAAGAAGAACTTGTAACTGCATCTGCAAGCTTATCTCTAGTTTTAATTACAACATTTGATGAAGCATCAACTAAGGGTCTAACTCCTGTTATATTTGCCCTAAGGCCAGGAAATAATTCTGTTTCTTTTGTTTCTAATTCTGCTTCTAAAGCTTTTCCAGAAAATATAGCTGCCTTAAAGTTTTCATCAATTGCACCTAAGTACAACTGTCCACTTGTCCAGTAAGCACTATCTAGTGATATATTAATATCATCTAAATTTTCTGAAATAATATCCATTAGTTCTACAGTATTAACCACCATAAACTGTTTAAATATTTGTGATGCTTGTACGTTAGCAACTGACCATTTTTGCGTTACATAATTATAAATTAATAATCTATCGCATATACCAGTAGTGTTAGGATTATTTTTACTTGGATATAACCATAACGCTAAAGTATTAAAAGGATCTACCGCAGCTGATATTCTATCTGTATAAGCTTTGTTTAAATCACTATCAAAAAATCTATTTACTTTTTCAGCTCCTATAGGCAACACTTGATCGCCAGAAATTTGAAAGAAACCATCGTCTGCATAGAAAAATATTTGCCTGTTGTCTTGGCAAACTGTTTGTCCATAAACTGCACCTCTATTAGGTGATATAACTGAGAATCGGAATATTACGTTCCCACCCACAAAGTCCATTCTAATTATTTGGTTTTGCCTAAATACATAACCAACCTCACCAGAAGTTATGGCAACAATCTGTCCACCACTACCAGGTAAGTCTTGCGTATCACTAGATTTAACTCCAGCTTCCCAAGTGCTTATGTCATTTAAACCTGACCAAGCAACTCTGTTCTTTGCATTTTCTATATTACCAGTTACTAAAAAATCTCTAATTACACCGCTTACTCTAAATTTAGATGGTACTGTACCTGAGCCACTACTTGTAACTAAGCTTTGCAAAGTTGCAAAATTAGTTGATGTACCCATTAAATAATACATTGGAGGATTAACTCCATTGCTTGCAATTACATATTGGCCAAACTGAGTAAAAGTAAAAAAATCTGTATCACCACCACTAACTGTGCAGCTACCTTTAACACTTGTAAATGTACCAGATGTTAATTTGTAAATATTGTCTTTTGTACCAACAAAAGTAAATACTGTGTTTGTGTTATCTCTAAAACTACCAGCACCTTTAGCATTTTGTGTTACATTTGATGCACCACTATAAGCAACTAAACCTTTTACAGGCTTATATGAAGTCTGAGCATGGTACACATTGGTTGCTACTGTAGCACCAGGATTAAGATGATCTGGTTGATCAGGTAGCCATTCTCCAAAAGGTAATTGCATAATTAAGCCGAATTAGTTGTTGATGTATAATTTTCTTTAAATGGTGAAGCGATTGTATCTTCACTTCTTATTTGTAGAGGTGATCCACTAAATTGATCTTCTCTGTCATTTAATTCTAGTCGTTCAAGAGCTGTAGCGTACATTTGTTGCCAAGTTTGAACTTGTTGTGGATTGTAGCCACCTAAAAAATTAGCTGCATGAAATAATGAGCCATATAAATATATAGCTGGGTGATCTGTTAAAATAAAATTTGTTGCATTAGTTGATGATAGTGCATCAAACTTTTTATAATAATTTAAGTAACCTGAGTAACTACTATCAGGCTTTGGTGTAAATCTAAATGTATCACCTAAAATTGTATAAGCTTGTGGTATGCCGGTAACAGAAGTACCTTTTACTTGATCCATTTGTGATGGAGTCATGTAACGTAAAGGATATTTCGTACTACCACTTAAAATGTAAAAATCTCTTACTTGTAAAAAGCCTGTAGGTATAGACTCAGTTTCACTATCAATTGTAATAGTGCTTTGAGCTATCATTTTTCTAACTCTTAACTTTGAGTTAAAGTCAGCTTCTGTTAAAACTATAAAATCATCTGCTATCTCATCAGTTAAATCTGATCTGTTTAACCAATTAGCTATAGATGCTTTAAGTGTTGTGTAGTTTGTTAATGCCATTAAAAATTACCTGGTGCAGTTCTAAAATATCTATAATCAGAACTATTTAATTTTTCTTTTAAAATTTTAGTTTGAACATTTTTTGGTAAAGCAAACCAATTACCTTTGTTTTGATCACCATTATATTCTTTTGCCCAAATCTCTAAAATGATTGTAGGAATAGAAGCTATTCTTTTTAATCCTTTATCAGGTGAGTAACCATCATTTTGATTATATAATTTTTTATTGTGTTCTAAAATTGGTTTATGATCAATTTTTCTTTCCTGGACAACACCCTTTTCTGTTCCATAAAAAGTTTCTGTAACTAAACCATTTTTTTCAACAATCTTACTCATCGGCCACCACCTTTATATCTAGTTTGTTTCTTTTGCCTTTTCTCCGATTTGGATTGAGATTTTTTGTGCTTTCCTAATTTAGGAGGCTTATCTCTTGGAACGAAATGAACAAATTTTTGCTTAGCCACTAGCTTAGTTCAGAAATAGAAACATTTGCTGAACCTATAGCTGCAACTTTTTCACCTGGATTAACCTTAAATATTTCTGGTTGATCTGCCGGTATAAAGATACTGCTAGAAGTAGCTGTAGGACTTGAACCAAACAAAATATGACAATCTGCGTCTGCACATATTCTTACATATAAAGTATATGCACCAAAAGCACTTGAGGCACTTGATGAGCCACTTGATGCTAGCATTTGTACTGTTGTTGGTCTTAAACCATAATTAAAAGTCATCTTATTTACTCCTTATTTTCTTTTCTTCATTTTAGATTTGACAATCTTTGCTTGAAGCTTTTTTGGTAAAGTTTTTTGCTTAGCAGTAAGAACTGCTTTGCCTTTCATTTTACCTTTCATTAATATTTTCTCATTTTTACTTTTTTGCCCATTTTCTTCGCAGCTTTTTTTGCAGCAGCTTTACCTTTTTTTGTATAAGCAAATTTCTTTTTTCCAACCATTGGCATAATATTTTCTCCTAAAAATTTTTGTTGTGTACTTGGGGGAATTACCGCTAGGCAGAGTCCCCCAAATTCTGTTATCTTCTAACTACAAATGTAACTAAAAGTTTTTGTGCTCCAGTTGATGCACCATCTGTAATAATTTCGATAGTTCCATCTTCTGATACTGAGTTTGCAGCTGTAGGCTCTGATGTATCTACATCACCAGCAGCTGAACCAGATTGAGCAACTGTAATTGCTGAGCTAGTCATAGCAGTACCACCAATTTCAAAAGTGATTGCTGCGTCAGATCCAGAAATAGCACCTTGTAAAGCAGTTATAATTTTAATAACTCTACCGCCATCTGGAACTGCAACAAAAGTAGAAGATGCAGTTGATATATCTTCTATTTCAGCATTTATAAAATAATCGTTTAAAGTTCTCATGATTTATTCCTATTTATTTGCTTCGTTCCGCCATTGATTGACTTCAAAGACCAAACAAAATGTTAATGATAAGTAGAGGGGATTGCTCCCCTCCACATTAATTTAAGATTATGATGTTGTTAAATCAAATACACCACCACTTGCTTTTTCGTTTTTAGAAACAAGTGTGTATTCTGCTAACAATGCCTGTTTAGTTGCGTCACCAGTCTTAGCAAGATCCATAAGTTGGAAATCTCTTAAGAAAGCAACACCCCACATATCAGGTTGTATCACATAAGCTGATCTGCTTCTTGAGAATCTGTTAGGTACAACAGTCATTGCACC